ATGGGGAGGACAGCTTCTACGGACGCATGCTGGCTCGAGCCGGGCACAACGCGGGGATCCGCTGGTTCCAGTTCAAGCAGGCGGCGCGAGACACAGCTTGTTCCGTCTATAGTCAGGCTGAGCTTAGCGGCACAGAGGCTCACGTCCATCTGGTGATAGGAGGACCGGGGCTCAACAAGTACAACGCCAAGGGGGCTAAGCGCTCGCTGCAGATGAAGTTTTTGAGCGAGGTGGTGGTGATGCTGGAAGCGACGTGCCGCGGGCTGGTGCCAGAAGATAGACAGGGTGTAGTGGGGCTGCTAGGGCTATTTAGAGGGGCGCTCGACCGGACAGTGGCGAGCGAAGACTACAGCCTGGTGGACGTGCTCGAGTACCGTACGCGGGCTGGGCAGTGTCATGTCGCGCGGGTGAACGGGCTAGAGTTTATCACCAACTACTTGCTGTGTAAGAACTGGCAGCCATTTGTGGAGGCCGATCCGACTCGCGCGACGATGGCGATAGACTTTTTTAGTGGGATAAACAAGACATACATGGCCACTCTGATTAACGGGGAGCCGATTCCGCTGGGCAAGCGCAAGCTGCTCTGGCAGGAGCTGAATAACAACGCGGTGACGCTGGCTACGGAGCCTAGCTTCAGCGGAGAGCCGTTTGCGACTTTGCCAGCGGTAAGAGCGGCCGAGTGGCAGGGGGTGGATCGGGCAGGGGGTCCTACGCGCATGAACAAGCGCGAGAGTTTGATGCTAGACTGCCTGCAACGCTGCAAAGAAGGGAACCTGCTCACCTATGAGCAGTTGGTTAACACACACCCGGAACTAGCGGTGATGATTGAGGCGTTGCCGGGGGGTGCGCGCTTGGTAGAACAGGTACTCCACATGATGCATATTCAAATAGTGAAAGCGCACACACCCTGGAGCTATTTGCGTCACCTAGATGGAAGTAGTCGGTGGGAACCGGGCAATAAAGCGGCAGTTTTATTACACCTACAAGGTTACAATCCTTGGCAGGTGGGGCACTGGGTGGTGACACTTTTCAACCGACAGGCGGGAAAGCAGAACTCGCTGATGATTTATGGTCCAGCGAGTACAGGAAAAACCAACTTGATCAAGGCTATTGGGGGTGCGGTGAGGCTACATGGGTGTGTGAACCACCAAATCTACAACTTTATCTTTAACGACTGCGCTCATAAACTTGTCGTCTGGTGGGAGGAGTGCTTGATGCATAGTGACTGGCTGGAACAGGCCAAGTGTATATTAGGCGGCACCGAGTTTAGAATAGACAGGAAGCACAAAGAGAGCCAGCTGCTGCCGCAGACGCCGGTCTTGATCAGCACCAACAACGACATCTACTCGGTGGTGGGCGGCAATACTGTAAGTCAAGTGCACGCAAAACCGCTCAAGGAGCGTATTGTGCAGCTCAATTTTATGAAGAGATTGGCTTCCACCTTTGGGGAGATTTCTGAACAGGAGGTGTACGGCTGGCTCAACAGCTGCGCGGCGCGTTTCGAGCCGACGCTGGACGGGTTTCTGCGTGAGTGGAACTTGGAACGTGTACCCAACACGTTTCCCATTCAAGAATCTTGTTGTCCACAGGACTATACGCTGCACGAGAACGCGGTAGTCTGCTCGCAGTGCGGAGGCATTCCGGAGCTCGAGACTCGGGATCGCGGTCAGCCTGAGCCAGGTAAGGCATTGGCGCCGGTTGGTCGGTGGAGCGGGAACCGTCTCGGATCTCCCAGTTCACTGGGCCTTTGCCTTACAGCCGTTGAGGAGCCAGACTCGGCGGCAGAGGAGCCAGAGTGCAAGCGCCCTCGTCTGGTGGATCCAGAGCCTGCAGAGGAAGAGCCTCAGCCGGGACCATCAGGTATTCAGCATGAGCGGCAGCCGGCAGCACTGCATGTTTCAGAAGTGGAGGAAGGAGAAGAGATTGAGCCCTCTCACTTTGAGGGGATCACGCCGGAGCAATGGGGAGAGCTCCTCGGCATCATCCGGGCCGATGGCTTCGACGAGCAGCCACGCACGCTCTACTGCTTCGAGTCACTGGAGCCGTCCGACGGCGAGGGAGACGCCGATTGACTTCTTTATGAGAAGGCGCTCGGAGACGCCGGATGCTCCGAGCTTTTGTGGCTTTTACTGGCACTCGACTCGATTGACTCGGGCGGGGACTGATTTTATCTTTAACATGTGCCAGGAGAAATTTCAGGCTCGCGCGGTGGGGGGCAAAATTAACTGGGATGATTGTAAAGAGATTCTGTTTGATTTGAAACGCTGTATGGATGAGAAATACCGTAAAATGATGTGGCACTACAGCCAGGGGGGGATATGTTCTAGCTGTCTGTACTGGGATGAGCAATATCGTAATCGGGATCAACCTGCTCCTGTTCCAGAGGTGACTGATGTGGAGATGCTAGAGGCGGCCCAGGAGGTGGAGGCGATGGAAGTGGATGGCGCCAATCAATAGGCGTCCTGGTGGCTGGGTAGTGCCTGGTTACAAATATCTGGGGCCATTTAATCAATTGGATGCGGGTGAGCCAGTCAATAAATCTGATCAAGCGGCTCAAAAACACGATTTTGCTTACGATCAATACATTAAATCAGGGAAAAACCCTTACTTGTATTTCAATAAAGCTGATCAAGACTTCATTGAAGACCTTGAGTCTGACCGTTCTTTTGGTGGCTGGATTGGCAAGACTGTGTTTGGCATTAAACGAGCGATTGCGCCATCTCTTGGTGAGCCTGACGAAAAGAGAGCTCGCTTGGAGCGTGCCCAAAAGCGCAAGCTCTACTTTGCCAGGTCCAATCGCGACTACAGCAAAAAATCCAAAATGTCATCGGCTGACGCTGCAGATACCAATAATGAGGCGGGCGAAGGCACGTCTTCGGATGCTAGCCGCGCAGGCGCCCAAAATCAAGGCGGAGGTGGGGGAGGTGCAGGTGGACGGGGTGTGGGCGTCTCCACAGGAGGCTGGAAGGGCGGTACCATCTTTTCTGATTCGGTCGTGGTCACTCGAATCACTCGACAATGGTACGCTCCTATCTATGATGGACATCGATACAAGTCCTTTGGAGCCAAACAGGAAAACACTAATGCCAACTCCTACTGGATGGGCATTGTCACGCCGTGGGGCTACTTTGACTTTAACTGCTACGCTGGACACTTTTCGCCACAGGACTGGCAGCGTTTAACCAATGAATACAAAAAATGGAGACCTAAAGCCATGCGAGTCAAGCTTTACAATCTCCAAATTAAACAAGTGGTCACCTTGGGAGCTGACACCTTGTACAACAATGACTTGACTGCTGGCGTGCACATTTTTTGTGACGGATCACATCAGTATCCTTATCCACAAAATCCTTGGAACGAGGGAGTGATTCCAGAGCTGCCTAACGACGTATGGAAACTACCACAATATGGCTACTACCAGCGTGACTGGCTAGTTACACAAAACATACCATCACAAGGAGATGATGTTGCAGCTAAAGAATGCCGCGTAAATGCGCCGCTTTTTATGCTAGAAAACTCTAGCCACGAAGTGCTGCGCACTGGCGAAGAAACAGAGTTTAACTTTGAATTTAACTGTGGCTGGGTCATGAATGACCGAGCATATGCTCCACCACAGCAAGACTATAATGCAAAAATTGGAACACGCAGATGGTACGGTGTATATGATAGCTCTAACAGCCGGTATAACTACCCATGTACTCTGCGTTACTACCACTGCTTCATCTTCATGCCGGGACCGGGAACCAGGAACACCGGGAAAATTCAAACTGCCAACGATCCAGTCAAGAGCCGGGGACCGTTTATGACGGTGCACCTACCGGCCAGCATGCCAATCAACACGGGCAACAGCCTCTCTCACACCAACAACGTCGCCAAGCCGTCTGACGCGCAGCGGGAAAAGCTGTCCTATCAGACAGCGCCAGCTAATGGCGCCTGCAACGCGACAGACCGGATCGGGCTGGCCTTTGACATGGGGCCGCACAACGGAACCGACAACGAGGTCACCACGAGGGGCGTGGACAATGACTGCTCAAGATGGAATAGCGTCTACTCGGCCACGGGCAACACCATCTCGGAACACAACACGGTGTGGATGAACCCAAATCAATTTTGGAACAGCACGCCAATCTGCCGGGGAAACCTGATTTGGGCCAAAGCGCCAAGAACCAATAGGCGCACAATGGAGGACTCGAGCGACGGGACGCTCGTGATGGATCACCCGCCGGGGACCATTTTTGTCAAAACCCAAAAAATTCCAATTCCAACGGCGGCCAATAGCGACACCTACCTCAATCTCTATGTCACAGGACAAATCACCTGTGAAATTGAATGGGAGGTCGAGAGGTACCAGACCAAAAACTGGAGACCGGAGCTCAGGAACGTGCCGTACAGCAACGACCCTTCGGCCTACAACTTTGACGGCAACGGGGACTACAACATGCCGACGTCCTACTACGCGCATATGCCTACTAGACTCGGCCTCAACACTGTACTTTAATCTGTCAATAAAGCTTTCGCTCTCAACCGGTGGTCACGTGTCTTTTGTCCGACTACAAATTGGGACTACAAGGGGAGGGGCAACACAAGCTAGACCTTTGACTATAATCTTCTACAACCTCCTTCATGTAATCGTCATCACATCGATAGATGTGATGGCGATTACATGAAGGAGGTTGTAGAAGATTATAGTCAAAGGTCTAGCTTGTGTTGCCCCTCCCCTTGTAGT